TCCCGGTATGCCCGTGGGGCCCGTCCAGCCCGTAGGGCCCGTATCTCCGGTAATTCCTGCGCTGCCCGTGGCCCCCGTGGCCCCTGTAGGCCCCGTGCTCCCCGCTGCGCCCGTAGCGCCCGTAGGTCCCGTGACCGTAGATGCTGCGCCCGTAGCGCCAGTGGCTCCAGTGGCTCCCGTAGGCCCCGTCCAGCCGGTAGGTCCAGTGACATTAGAGGCTGCGCCTGTGGCTCCCGTGGGGCCCGTCCAGCCTGTAGGGCCCGTGGGGCCCGCGGGGCCCGTAAATCCCGTAGGTCCGGTAGGACCCAACGCAGCAATCTGTGCAGATGTAACGCGAACTGATGTGCCAGACTGAACCGCTTCTAACTGCTCCGTGCCATTAAGGGCTACAGCCGCTGGCAAATTTGGTATTTGTTGATTCGCCATTACAACGGCCCCGTCTGCGGTATCTGGTCGGTATTATACGGAAATCCAACTTTTGCCGTAACCATCTTAGTCGTGTTGGTCAGCAATGATCCCGCAGATAATACAGGATTAACTTGATATGTGAAAGCCGTCCCAGTCGTTACGGTTATAGAATAAAAGCCATTCGCCGTGTTTTGAGATAATCCCTCAACAGCTATCTGAGCATTTGTCGCAAGACCATGTGCAGCCGAACAAGTGACAGTTACGAGACCTGCACCATTTGAGGTAACAGAAACGAGCGGTAATGTTACATAATATGCAGTTGTCGCAGTATTATTTGTCTGCAGAGGCATAATTGCACTCTGATCAAGGCCGGGCTGTTGACTACGGTCCGCCCTCGATCCACCAGTCTGCTGAGTAACGCGCGTTTCGTTATTTTGAGTAACTCGCGTATTGCCGCCCGGAACAGGAATGCCTGTTTGTGTATTTGTTGTATTGCCCTGTGTAATACGAACGTTTGTTTCCGCCGCAGAAAAGTCTTGAGTTCGCGGGTTCATGATTGGTGTTGGGTCTGCAGGAACAATAATCGCACGCAACTGCTGTTGCGGAACGTCTAGGCAGGTATTACAAACAAGAATGCGCTTATTATAAAGAGAAGCGCCGCCCCATTGATACTGCCACTGCAACCGATCGTGATTATACCATATGCCGCAGCGGTCGCAGACACCAAAAGCCCGCGGGTTGCGGGTTGAAGTTTGTGCGCGCCCTGCTTTGGAAGCATAAGCCATTATCGCCAATATCCACTAAGCTGAGGAGAAATATACTGCCCAGCCGTTTCAATATTCTGATTAGCCGCAATTGTATAAGATTCGTCAGCCATAGGTTTTAAGAACGCAATTTTATCTGGAGCCCATATCTGTGCCAGTCTCTCGGCAAGACCATAAACCATTGCCTCAAGCCAAATAGCGGGCATGTCAAGATTTTCAGTGCCATTCATGTTGGAGTCTTGCAACCTATAGACGCTGTAATATGTCAATGATGTTTGTGATCCATCAGGAACGGGCCAAAGCGTGATTGTTGGAGCAAGCAAGCGATTAAACCAAAACGTAGTTGGAAATCCTTGCTGGGCTTTATTTGGATAGGACAAATATTCAGTTCTACTAATTGGTAAAATGATTCTATCAGTATTTATAGAACCACTCGTCGTAGTAATAAAAGCATCCAATATAACGACAACGTTAGCATCAACAGAGTATGTTCCTGTTCCTTGAGTTAACGTTTGCGTATATGGCACAACTTGCCACAAGTTTACGCCCTGATTACTCCAGCGCGTAAACATCATATTCGTCGCAGTTCTTGCGGCGTCAATATGCTCTTGGAGAACGGCGGTAGGGCGAACGCCTATCAGTTGATAGGCATAAAGCGTAATCTCACCAAGAGACGGGTTAAAATTATATGTTCCCGATGTCGCCATAACCCGCCTCTGTCTTTAAAATTAATACGGGGCAACACCAAACTGAGCAAATGTTCCAGTTACTGTGCCGCTGCCGCTATTTAGCAAGATACGCACAAATGTGAAGGCGTTGGTGAAGCTTGATTGTTTTGCTGCACTTGCATTGACGACATTGGCATCAGTCGAACTAAACCAAGTAACGCTGCCAATTGGAGTTGGGCTAACCGGATCGTTCGGGTCGTTCATTGTTGTCTGCACAGTATAGTTCACCGTGCCACTAACATCGATCTGGAAGACAACATTTGGGCTTGCCCAGCTATCAAAGCGAACCCAGCGTGAACCAGCAACACCATTTGTGCCAACTGTTACGCCAGAGACGCTTGTTGCACCGCTTGCTGCAACGCGCGTTACAGTAACAAAGTCAATCGTTGTAGCTACAGTGCTGCCGCTGGTTCCTTGAAGAACTTCAGATACGACAGCGCCACCATATGTCGTGCCATAAACAGTAAAAGTGATTCCTGAATCATTACCAACGTTAGTAACAAGAATGCGGCGAGGAGTATCTAATGTAGCTACACCACCACTAACAAGTGAACCATTTAAAGTTAAATTAGCAGCCCCCGCAGTCGTTTGACTTAACGCAATATTATTTGCGCTCGCTGCCGCAAGAGGACCAACGGAAACAATAATCGGCTGCATCAGCGTTTTCCTTTTGTATGGCCTGCGCGTGCAGCCGCCACATTATCCACGAGATTGGGGTAAGGCCGTCCCGCGGCTCTTGCCTTAGCCTTAGCCACCTTAACACCTTTTGCGCTTAAAGCCTTGTGCTTTGCGTCTTTAGGTGCATCTTTTTCCCAAAATGGCTTGCTCATTTTAGCAATCCCACTTTCGTAATGATTTATTGATTCGGCTATTTGGATCAGCCGCAGCAGCAGCGCCTGTTAATTTCTTTTTCATGCCAGTCATTCTAGCACAAAATGACTTACGTCGAGAGGCCGACTTATCACTTTTTGCAGCCTGTTCTTTAGAAACCGGCGGCTTCAGGTTGTGACCTTCAGACTTTGCGGATGCCCTGCCTTTGGCATTAAGGCCACCTTCAGGGTTCTTGCCTTCTGATCGCTGCCAAGCGGGTGTTCTCGCCATATCTTTTTCCTTTAAAAAACGGGGGCGCTTTGTTTTGCCCCCGTAATCTTCTTACCTACTAATGCCAAGGGGTAGCTCAGTAGTGAGAAGCCTTGCCACGAGGCGTGCCAGCATGAGCTGAAGAAAGAACGCCGCCACCACTCTTGCGAGCTGGGCGAGTTCCTTTAGCAGCCGTTGACATGACAGCCTTGCCGCCTTTTTTCATGCAGCCGCCCATAGCCTTTTCAGCTTTGCCGCCCTTCTTAAAACCATCTTCGGTTTTAAAGGCGTCAATACGTGCGCCAGAAGCTTCTGAAGAAGCGCGAGCACCCTGTGGCTTTTTTGAGTCGGTTCTTGTGTAATCACCCATGGTATTCTCCTATGCTTAAGCGTTGTTTGCTTGAATGTATGTGACTATTAGCTTGCCTTCGCCGGGGATAGTATCTGGAGCGCCACTATCAACCCAGATAGCAACATCAGATGTGCCAACATTTTGCCAAACGCCAGTGCGCGTTGCGTTAGTGCCCGGATTAAGAGAAAGCAAGCCGACAGCATTAGCATTCGTCGCAGCAACCAACTCAGTAGCAGTTGATGACGTCCCAACGGTTAATGTGTAAGTCGTTGTCGCGCTCGACCATGCAATGTCAACAAGAACAGCAATGCTAACAATCGTGCTATTTGCAGGAATTGTTATTGCTGTCTGAGCCGATGTCGTTGACTGAATAATGTCAGCCGATTGAGCCATAAGGCAGAAACCAACATTCTTGATTGAGCCAACCGTCGTGCCAGTTGTATCAAGAACATTTCCAGCTTTTATAGGGCCGGTGAACGTAGTCGTTCCCATTTAATTTACTCCTCCTGCACAAGGTTTCATTACGTCGTCTGTGCAGCGTCCGCTTGGCCGGTCGACGTAACTGATGTTCCAAGGTGAAAGTGGGCTCTTTGTTAAGCCCACTTTCTATTTCTATCTTAGGTTGGGAACGATGCGAAGATCGACCGCCAATTATAATATCCAAACGAGTAACGCTCGTAGCCTTTTACAAGGAGGTTGTCGGTCACGAAGTCGACTTGCAAATCCGATTCGAACTTTACACGTTCCATGTAAGAGAGGCCATCGATGTTGGTCAGCAAGAACCAAGCACGCGATGACGTCAAGAAGTCATTGACCATGTAGCCTTCAGGTAAACCACCTGCAGTCATCATGATAGCATTGACGTCGTTGTCCGCTGAACCCGGGCGCAGTTCTGTCTTAGTCAGACGAATTGCAACTGGCTCGAGAGCAGGTGGAACAACCAGACGACGACCGCGAGCAAACACCTTCAAGCCAGCTTGGTCTTTAAAGTTCGTGCGGATGGCAATCATGCCATTCAGCAATGAAGCTTCGTTAAGATCAACCTGAACTGCTGGCGTGTTGGAAACAGTTCCGCCGTCAATCGGGTGAGATGCACTTACAAGAGCAACACCGTCGCCGCCGACAGAAGCATTATACGTCGTCGCCGTGTTAAGCACGTTCGCGCCGTAGATCTCTTTGGTCTGCTGGAACGATTCGATAAGGCCGAGGTTCGACGGCATAAACTGTGTCTTATACAGGTTATCGTCAATTGCCTTACGTGTAATCGCATAGCCGAGAGCGATTTCAGTATGCTCTTGGTTATAGACGTAACGTTCGCCAGCTGCGTTATCGAAAGCGGTCTGGCCACCTTCGGTCTTCAACTGAGCAAGACCCAAGAAGCGCATTTCCGCAGTGCGCTCAAGCGCCATTTTGGAATCATGCTTCGTAAAGATCTTATCATACTGAGATGGGATCATCTCATACTTGCCTTCAATCCCACGGAGACCGGGGAGGAGAAGGTCTTTGATGGCAGAGAGATTAACAGCCATTGGTCCTTACTCCTTAGATTGTGACAAGCGTCTTGGTTGAGACGTTCAAGAAGCCAACGATAACGTAGTTGGCGTTCGAGGCCGTATCAGTGCCATTTGAGCCCGGCGGATCAGTGACAAGGCTGATGACGCGGAAAGGAGCCGTCGAAGACGTTCCAAGCGTTTCAACATACATGCCAGAGATACCAGATGAAGTATTGCCGCTCGAACCGCCAGCAAGCGAGATCGAAGCGCCAACGCCAGCTTGCGTCACATTCGTGGCGCTGCCAGCTTGGGCAAGGAAGCGAGCATTTGGATCGTTGACAACGTAAGCATAAACACTGCCGTTGTTGTCTGAGCCCGGCCAAAAGTTCGACCAAACAGTGCGCTTCTGGGCGACTGAAAGATATTTGCAGCCCTGAAAGACACCAGCAAGCTGCGTCGTCGGCGCGTCACCCGCGCGTGTGATCGTGCCATCGGCGTCTTGAAGGACGGCATCACCG